GGATGTGTCTACACTATATGCTAATGATGAGCCAGCCGCTGGAATTGAATGTGCACCCTTTAATAAGAATGAACGGTCTGTGATTGCTATTTTAGTTCTATCTTCCAAGAACTTGAAGTGTGGGTCGTCCGTTGGGACTTTAGCTACTTTTGAAAGATACACGAAGAACGGTGATTCCTCAGGTGCTAAGTCTGCCACACGGTCGCTGAAATTATATAATCGCCTTGTATGGAAATCTGTATTAGATTGCCCTACGTCGCCGACTTTCAGTGAACCCTGATTATATGTCGCCATTTAAAAACTCCTAAGTTTTTATATTTTGTTTCTATTTGAGACGCTCATAATTCCGCCCCAGACATCATCTATTTCAGAAGGTTTTTTTGCCGCACCGCCTTGAACTATGCCCGCAGTAGTTGGTAAGGCCTGAGACCTTTGTACTGCTGCTATGTTCGCTTCGGTGGCTTTGCTTACCGGGCCACGATGTTTCCTATAGACATCAATTAAGATATCTAATGGGACTTCATCTCTTGGCTTAGTGGCAAACTCTAAAAACTCGTCAACTTGTGACGAATCTTCCATACCATACTTTGTAGATAATTCCTGTTTCAGATTAGTTAACGCCATTTGTTCCTGTACTCCAGCAAACCGTTTTTCAACTGCTTGCTCTACAAAGGCCTTCTGTTGGCCAACCCTCATCTCGTATGAAGGGGAACCTTCTTTGTAGTAAGCATCCCAAGGGTCAAAGGAATCTTCATCGACTCCATTCTCCTTCACGGGTGCTTCCTGTTTTGTGCCACCTAGGGTCTGCCTCATTGCGTCCACAACGTCCGGTCGATTTTTCAAAACATCTCCGAGTTGCTGGTACTTGCGTAAATCCTTGACTTCCACATTAAGCTTATCATATTCAGCGGTCTTTCTATCGTACATGGATTGAAACTTCTTAGCCTCATCTCCATCTCCTATATCCGCTGACTCTTGGACGACAACTGGGCCATCCTCGATTTCAACAATTTGATTAACATCAGATTCAAGAACTTCTCCTTGTACTCCCTCTATGTTGGCACTATCTTCGTTTGTAGTATTATCCATTTTATTGATTCCTTTTGTTTGTTAGCTTCACCATTTTAGATGTCTACAAAATTAGAACCAGTATAGCGTTCCTACACTTTTTCCATTCTACTTTTGTCGGATTTTAAAATCGCCTCTTCTGTGTCCAATACATGACCTAACTTATCTAGGCTAGATTTTGCATTATACTTTGCGCCACTTACAACTGCGTCAAGCTTAGTCTTAAATTTCTGAGTTTCGACTCGCTTATTAGAGTGAACTAATTCACGTTCTGAAGTCTGTAAGTCACCACTCACTTTTTTAAGTTGCTCTTCGAGTTGCTTAATATGGTTCTGAAGTTGAGCCATTTGGCCCTTGCGTTTTAAAACACCTTCTTTGTCAAAGATTTCAGTCTTTTTCAAAACCTCGACATCATCTACCAGATTCAATTTATACGCTTCAAGATACATATTGTATTCAGCAACACGATTTGAAGGTAACGTTGAACCGGATATCATTCTCACATCATAGTTGCCTATAGTAATATCATTACTAATGGCTTCTACTTCTTGAGCCCTATCGTCGTACATTGTATTGACAGTGAACTCGGTCATGTCATTATTTGGTTGTACAATTCTAAATGTTTTTTGGTAGCTATAGTGTCCCTTGGCTAGATTATATAAACATTTGCCAATCCTATTTAAACTACCTTCAATATCTCTTAACTTAGCTTTACCACGAGACTCTCCCATTTCAGACAACATGGCCGTACCACGTACAGTCTCTGGAGCACCATCCTTAAAGCCTTGTAATAACTCAGGGATACCAAAGCTCAAATCTATATAGTGCTCTATCCTCCCTATCATATTATAAAACTCTCCAGATAAAGATTGTGGCGCAGGGAAGTGTGGTGCACCGAACTCGGGATTATAAGGTATCACAGCATTGGGTTTAGCCCAATCCTGCTCCAACTGCGCCATATCGTCTATGCTCCCTTCTGGGACTAAAAGTTTAAGTCCAGCAGATGACTGAGCATGTGATAAAGTAAGAGAGAATAACTTATTTAATAATCTTTGAGAGTCTTTTACTTTACTGATATCTGATTTGGGGAACGGAGTACCAGTCCAAATATTAGGTACTGGGACTATTGGGTAAATATCAGTATTTAGAATACTCTCATAAAGTAAAACGTCTCCCACGGTAGCGGAGACTTTAATTCTTGTTTGGCCTACTTGTATAGCTTCTATAAGCCCTGCTTCTAAAAGAAGCTTATTCTGTTCTATGAATTGAGCATACTGCTCTTCATTTAATATGGCTTCCTGCCCGTCCTCTTTATTAAACATCCTGTAGAATGGAACCTTAATTTTTGTAAATCGCTCTAATATCCTATACTTGTCTAGGCTATGCAGGTTGCGATTATAAACGGAATCCGGTGTAAATGAATTAGAACTATTTCTACGAGTTGATGACGGATAATCATCTTCTTGAGAATGAGTCTCAATATCACCTAGATGTTCTTCTACTTGTGGGTATAAATTAACTAACTGGTCTTCAGTTAATATAGTAGAGAGTATCATACCTGAAGCATCATCAAAATATCTATTCCTAGATGCGGGGTCTACATAAACACGGAATGGGTCTATATATGTAAATTTAACTTCTCCACGACCATAATCATCTTCCGGGTCTATATAAGCATAGAAATAACCAACACCACATGTTGTATAATCGTGAACAACTTGCTTGAATTGTGTATCTCCCTCAGAGATATCCCATATATATTCTAAAATTGTACGCCATACTACGGCTATCCTACTATCGGAATCTTCTCTACCTATCACGCTAAACTTCGGTGAACGAGATGTCAATAGTGATTTAAGTTTCTCTACAGCCGCATATACACGGTCTATAATAAAATCACCCTGACCTATAGCACGAAGAGCATCAGACTCATCTTGACTATAATGGTTGCCAAGGAAAAAATCTATAGAGTCTCTAGCTTCTAAATCCCAAGAAGACCTAGCGTCTCGCCAGATTTGCCATAACTGCTTATTAATTTCAGCATGATTCTCTGTATTCTGCTCAAGCTCTCTTATACTAGAAATGATACTTCTCCAAAATTAGTAAAATATTATACTATAATATAAGGCAAAAGTGCCCTTAAGTCAAGAACTATTTTAAATTCTTTGGCCGGTCATCCAAGAGACCACCTTTGTCTTCACAGAGCCATTAGATTTCTTTTCCATCTTATCTTCGAATAGCGTAGCATCGAATCTTTTACTTAGAGGTGTTCTGGCGTTATTTACCGCATACCACAGTGCGTCCATACAATCATCATTCTTTGATTTTGGGAACTGAAACATCTCATCTACTATCTCAGTATGTTTTCTTTTTATATATAACTTACCACGATTTACAATAGGGCATAAGAGTGATTCAAGTCTGTCTTCTTTTTTAATCCCTGACGGTGGCCTAACTCCAAGAGCAACTCCCGGCATTACCTTTCTATCATTACCAGATAGCTTATTAACTGCATCTTTAATTACTCCCTGCGCACCAACAAGCTCTACATTAACTCTCTTAACTGGTGAATAATCTTTCGCATACTCATATATCTTATCAGGCATCTCATATAGAGGAAAATGCTCCCTGAAGTAATCTATTATATAATAGTTCCTATCGCTATCTACTCCTACTACCATAATCACTTGGTAATCATGACTAGAGCCAGATTCATAAGCTAAATCAACACCCATGTACACATTGATTGGAATAGCCTCTTCACTATTTACGAGATACGCAAATCCATTCCTTGATTCAAATTCGTGATTATAGTTACTAATCTTGTCTATCTTAAACTTTGCGTTTTCTAAATCACGAGCCTCATTCAAATATTCCTGTGCGAATTTATGAACCAGCCCCACATCGGCGAATCTACGCTTAATATCAAGTAACTTTGACTTTGAGAAATATGAAGGCCACAATGCGTTACCATCGGCATCAATGGCTTTGTGATACATTACATCCCAAGCATATTCCCTTTTATCACGCTTTGCTTCTGAATATCCATCATATATGCTTTGTAAAAATGAATCAAAATGAACAATAGTCCCAACGAGCCATACAGACCCCTCATTTCCTGCTGAATTTTCTAATGCGGGTTCAACTGTGGACATCACCCATTCCTTGATTTCTGTCCGTCTTTGTGGTGTTTTTGTATTCAATTCAGATTCGAAATCATCCAATATAATCTTTGTGTATCTTAAGCCTAATTGAGACCTACCACGTAACCTCTGTGAAGTACCCTTAGCTATTATCCTATCTCCCCTACTAGTGGTAAACTCTTTCTCTGTCCACTTATTCCCACGAATATCGCCAAAGTAATAATTTAATGCGGGGTTTATCTCTATATGGTTCTGTATGTATTTAATATGGTCTATAGCTTGAGATTGCTCTTCTGCTACCCAAGCCATGAATTCTTTCTTACCCTCAGGGTTAAAATATAACTTATATAAAAGAGCGCACTTAACTAGAGAGCTTTTAGCGTGCCCCCTAGGTAATATAATACAATTACGTTTTTTATCATCATCTAGAAGTAGATTACTTAATTCGTAGTGATATGGAGCTGGGGTCGATTTCATAAAATCTTCCTGCAGAAACAGTTGCCCAAAGGAAATAATATCCTTTTTAGCGAGCTCTAATACTCGTTCCTTTTCGGAGACATTATTTTTATTTATGTTAAAATCTGGATTCATTATATTTTAAATTAATACCTGTAGCCACATCATCCAAAGTAATCATTTCCGTGACATCCAATCCTGATTAGGGACTAAAGAGAATATTTGACTATACTGCATCTGGGCTGGGCCGATTGTATATATCCAAGCTTCTGTCTCAGTCTCATCGTTATATGCTTTTATACGTCTACGCTCATACAGCCCGTCTCCTATACCCTCGTATTTATCGAAACCAACTAGGTCATAGCGGTCAACGTCCATAATCTCAACAACAACACCCTTTGCTTCTCTATTCATTAGTATAGCTGGGTACGCACTATGCCCCGGGTAGACAAGACTATATCCATCCACCTTCCAAGTATCACGTTTACCGTTTCTTAGTGTTCCGTATACTGCTAACTTATCAGTCTTCATCTATACCTACAAATTCATAATTAACATCATAATTTGAATAATAATCCTTAATATCCTCTATGTAACCCGTATCTGGAATAACCGGTAATCTATTGTTATAATACCTATCATAGATTTCATTAGCTATGTATTCACGAGTAGGTTCACTATTTAGTTCATATCCATTATCTGATGCATCATCAAGAACCTGTATGCATATATCAAATAAACTCATTTTATCCTTTTCCTTTTATACTTCTGTTTCCCTCTCGGCATTAACAAGCTGTTTAACCGGCGAGCTCAATGCGTCAAGTTGTTCACTTGAAAAACCTTGAAATAGTGTAACGGATTCTGACCTCTTATCAGTGTCCTTCATTCCAGCTATTGTTACTAATTCCTTTAGTACGGAAACTTTATCTGAATCCTTAGCATTAGATGACTCAACTATTTCTTTCATCTTCTCAAGTAGATATAAGGGAGTAATCTCAGCCTCATATAATATCTTATCTATTTCTTCTCTTACCAAATTTCTAACCCTATCTGTTTTTAATAAAATTCCAGATTCTTGTTTTGCGTAATTCCTATTATTTGTTGGGTATGCATGTATAAACGCATCTACTACATCCTCACCCTTCGCTACGTACTTAGCAAATAAAAACTCGCTATTAGTTGAGTCCTTCCTGTCTCTACGTATCTCGTATGAACTCTTATTACTGGTACTAAAGCTATATATATTCTTTGGAATATCCCCTTCCATGAGATATTTGTCCATACATATCTTAGAACCTAGTATAGTCCTTACATACCGTCTACCTCCGTCTTTACCAAGAGTGGTCTTTAATGCACCTCTCCTTAAAATCTGACAAATCTGACCATCATCAACCCTTACCCAATCACCCTCCTCAGCTCCACGCCAATTCTCAATAATGCTAGAATCCGGTTGTTCAGTCCTGAACTCATCCTCATCAGCGTAAACTTTATGTATTACGCCTTTTATAGTCTTTGTCTTCAAATGTTCCCGTTAATGACCTTTCCTTGTACAACAGTGACACCATCTACTATTTGATGTAATGTAACATTGAAATTACCGTTCTTATGAAACGTAACTACAGCAAATCCATGTTGCCAATTATGTTTTCTATTACCAAGCCACCCATTAGCATCGTCACTCATGTCCTTTAAACACCCTATGCTCCAAGCACTCTTCACTCCATCAATGTGAGTCACAGAGGATTGTTGTATATCATGATGATGTCCATACATAACATTACCACCCAATCTAAGCAAGTGATTCCTAGTATGGCTAATACCTGCAAAATGATGACCGTGATAGAAGTTTAACTTACCAATCTTTAGATACTTCCCAAGAGCGTGATACTTATACCCTCTTTCTTTTAATCTCAGTGCTTTAGGCACTAAGTACCTGTCTGCAAGGTACGGGTTCTCCTCAACGAAGTTATTTAACCACTCTTCATGGTTACCGCATATAAAATGCCTATCCTTAACATTCGCCTTATCTAAAGATTTATCAATAATATCCATACCCTTGTTAACTAATCTAATATCTTCGTCAACAAATGGTATTTGATACTCTAATGGAGGTCTCTTTTTCTTCTTCCATTGCCAATGTGAAGCACTCTTCCACTCGCCCGTATCACCTAAATCAATATAGATATCAGGTTTTACGAGCTCAATAGCCTTACATACCGCTTTGACAGCCGGAGCATCATGTAGTGGAAAATGCTTATCAGGTGTAACAATAGCAGTCTTTAGTTTCATTTTGAAACCACCTTAAGCACATTCACTATAATCATAATTATAATACTCTCCACATACAACAGTAATAACTTTATTATTTTCCCCATTTCCCCTCTGAGACTATCTTAGCTATTACAGCATAATTAGCCAAATCCATGAAAGAGTCCATAACTGACTCATTCTGTGGCTTTTCATTCTTTTTAATAACTAAGTTTATTAGTCTATTTATTTTATCATTCATTCTTACTACAAGAGCCATTAAGCTCATCCTGACTTCTTCATCTGTGGCTAGTTGTGTTCCCATAGCAATATTACCCGGCCCATAATCAGATTGCTTATACATAAAGACACGGTACATCTCGGCAAGACAATCCTTAAATTCACTAGACATTACAGGAAATTCCTTCTCGCACTGCTTTATTACGCTTTCTGTGCTTTTTTCCATACAAAACTCCCAACTCCAAGTTGTAACATCCCATTAGCAATAGTATCAATCATAGACTCTGAATGGTCTTGAAATCCACCATTCGTTAACATTACATGTATAATCTCATGCAATAGGGTTTCTTCCTTCCTAGATGCATTCATACCGCTATCTAACTCTATAGTACACGTCCTAGCGTCATGAAGCCCTAATAGCACCTTACCGTCTTCTGTTAATACTTCACCACGTTCCTTAATTGTATATCCATGTCCACCAATACTTAATTTCATTCTTTATCCCTTATTTTGTATACCAGCATCATGATACTTCCCATCAGATAATCCCGGTACAACGATGTTATTAAAATAATCACAACCTTTTTCAACTGAGCAAGGCACATTAGCATAATTGGAATCAATCTTGATAATCAACCTGCCGTTTTCACATTTCATCATACACCCCAGACAGCTCCCTGCGTCCCAGTTTGCACAACTTTTCATCGCAATGTTTCGTAATTTACTCATATTCTAAGGTATAATATACTAAATAACGAGCACTAAGTCAAGAACTAAATTGAAAAAACATCAGGGGAGTTTATAAAATTCTATATAGACTCTCAATTTATTTTCAACCTTTTTAAAATATGTCTTGCGTTAAGGGCTGTTATGTCGTAAATTATACTCGGGTTTTAAGCCATAGTTCTATTATTTAAGCTTCTGTAATTTATGCTCCCCAAAGAAAATAACTACCTATCGGTAGTTAACAAAGAAAGGTACTCATTGAAATGAACGGAAAAGGCGACAAGGACAGAACCAAGGACTTAAAATCATTCAGGGACAATTATGATAAGATTTTCAAAAAAGTCCACAATACCCCCAAAATGGATAAAACTGACCAAACCCTGATATCCATACCAAGAATCAATTTAAAAGCCGTAACGATACCAAAAAACGCCAAATAACAGTATTCCGGCATCCCACTTCACTACAATATATAAGTAATAGGCAATCTAGTGAAAAAATATACACAATTTTTAGAAACTCCTTGTTTTCTTGCCCAACTGTTTTTATATTCTGTATAAGCAAAAGGGTTGAAAACAATGAATTACGGAATAATTGAGCAACATGACGGCGTTATCTGGCACATGATACGTGGAAGAGCATTCACCAATAAGATATCACACCTATACCCGCCAACTACGTTCAAAGAAAAGATAGACGCAGAAATAACTCTCTACTATATAAAATCATTCAGAGAGCCTACAGACGAAAGAAGACCNNNNATAGTTAAANTACGAAGAATTCCAATAGANGAGTATCGTGGAAGTGACTAAATACCTAGAATAGTACNGAAATTTNAATAAAATATATAAACTACTAATTCTAAAAAAATAGGCATAAATTGTGCGTGGGCTTATACATCCGCCGGGTCGCCCCCCCATCTCTTATTCCGTTGAAGAAAGTACGTTGAAATTCTCGTTTCCCTCTATGGGTTAGAAATTCTGATTCTATCTCTTACGAAATAAGACGAGAGAGCTATCTCTTAAATCTATCTCTTATATCTTATCTCTTATATCTTGTAACTAATCCGCCGGCTCACCTTATCGTTAATGAGACTCAATCTCAATAGTGCTACGGTCTCCATTTGTCCGAAAAAATAAATTAAAATAATCCTTGCATCTTAAATATATTCGACGTAACTTGTTTTTCGGCCCGAGGGATTATATTAATCTTATGTGTTATAAGGTTTAATCTCTAAAGGGGCGGGAGAGAGAAAAACTCTCTCTAAACTCACATAACTAAAAGGTAATTACAATGAGTAAGAAAATAAGCCTAAGACAGGCGAAAGAAATCAGTAATCTAACAGGTACACCGTTAGACTCTCTAATGGAATCAGGTATGGTGGCTACACCGAGAATAGGTAAGTTAGAGTTTGCGCCGGTAGAGATACGAAATGCGTATAACGAGTTACAAAACGCCGTTGAGTTACACCTTGAAGAATGGAATACTAACCTAATAAACGAAGGTGTTACCGTTTCCGAAGTTACTCTTAATTGCAAATCGTAGTAATTTAGACCACAGAGAGTGAGAGAAAGGGGAGACTTATTATAGTTTCCCTTTTTTCTATAAACTCTAATTTTAACAAGTTTAAGAGATAGAATTTAGTTATAAGGAATAAGAGGTAGATTATGGAGTTTAACAGAGTAGTTACGCCGATTGATAATTACAGATTTAAGAGTAGGGATTTAGAGACTGCTTATATCTCTGAAGACTTTGGAGGATATCGCTTAGAGTGGCGGGAATTAGACTTAGTTCTGCCGTCTTTAAAAATTATTTTTAGGATAATGAGAGATATTTACAGAAAGGTAAATTTAGATGGTAAGGATTTAGAGATAGTGGATAGAGATACTACTTTAAAGATAGGATTTGGAGAGTTTTACAAGGTACTAAATCTTGAAGAGAGAGAGCATCTTTTAGAGAATGAGAGAAAGCGACTTTCGAGGATACGCCGTACCTATGGTTCGCTACCTACTAAGCCTGTCTCTAAGAGAGAGATAATGATGGTTAATGGTACTGGATATAAGGTTAATCCTAAGACTCTAAGACCTTTAGAGAGAACGTGGTAAACTAAGGAGTAAGAGATGAGTAATGATAGAGATGGCACAGAGGAGTATAGATTAACTCTTTCAAATACTGAGAGTTATTATTTAGACTGTGTGAATATAGCGGAGAATTTACCAAGAGGTAGAAATAATCTTGGAGAATTAGCAGATAGGATTGAAGAGTATTGTTATAATAATCTGCCATCTATCTCTAAGTATAGAGTAGATGAGGGCTTTATAGATTGGGGTGAAATAGCAGAAGATTTTGAGGAGAATCTAAGAGATGGAGCTTAAAGATAAATTAGATATGAAAGAATTAGAACTAAAACTTATAGTTAAGACTGCAAAACTAAAAGAGTGTAGGTCGGTATTAAAAGTAAGAGATAATCAAATAGCCGTACTTGTAGCCCTACTTGACGATATAGAGAATATCTGCAAGGAGTAAGAGATGAAGCTTAAGAGTTGGAGGGATTTACCCAGTAATGAGTCTGTATTTTTAGGAGATAGACCTAATGGAGACTCATGTAATAGATATAAATTAACAGAAGAAGGGCTCATAGAGATACAGAATATCTATAGATATGCAAAGCCCTCTAAA